AAAATCTGTTTGGGCACCATCAAAATATTCATAGTTCCAATCATTTGTTACACTATCAAAGAAGAATGATGCTGTATAGTTTGTAGGTAATGAACCACTATCTTCAACTAAAATCCCAGCATATCTTGAAGTTGGAGTATCTGTATTTAATAGTACAAAAGCATCTCCAATCTGAACAATACTACCTGTAACAGTAGTTAAGTTTGTAATACTTGCTGAAGTAAAGTATGCTTGTGAACCTGAAATAGTACCTACATTTAAGTTTGTAATAGAGGCACCTGATGCTGTAATATTTGTAGCATTGATATCACCTGTTAAGTTGATATCTCCTGTTGCTGTATCCCCAGCATTTAATACTTCTTGTAAGGTATTTGGAGTAGAATCTAAAGCAAATGAAGCTGTAACAGCAAATCCACTTGTACCTGCTTGTGAAGCAAAACCAGCTGTGCCTGCTTGATCTGACCAACTTGATGAAATAGCTACATCACTATTTACAGCATGTGAAGCTGAAGTAGCTGTAAGAGCAAATCCTGAAGTACCTGCCTGATCAGCCCAACTAGCTGAGGTTGCTGTTGTAGCAAATCCTGCTGTACCGGCTTGTGCAGCATACCCTGAAGTGCCTGCTTGTGAGGCAAATGATGCTGTAACATCTAAAGATGGAATTAAACTACCACTACCATCTGTAAGTGGTGACCCCGAGATTTGTACTAAACCTTCGTAGGTATCTTTAATATTTAACGGTCCTAAATTAACTCCCATCTTATTCTATATTTGAACCCCAAGGGTATTGTTTGTATTTGCTATCTGTGATTCGTAAACCTGCTTCTTTTGCTTGTTCGTAATGTGCTCCTACTCTAGCATTTCTTCCAAATACTATAGGTGAACGGTATTGTGAACCATAATCTGGCCACATTTCGTATAATTTATTATTACCGTTTAGTTCAGGAAATAATGCTTGTTCTTCTGCTAAGTAAGCTGATAATCTATCAGCATAGAACATCATTTTATTTTCTGTATTTTGTCTTTTAACGTTAAATAATGATCTGTCTACTTCAATACTATTTTCACCACCAGTTGGTGTGAGAAGACCGTTATTTCGCGGGCGTATATAAATTGCCTCTAGTGCTTCATAGTAGGCCGCATATAAAAGGAAGTCCTGTATATAATCGTCTACTAATGTTTTATAAACACCGGTAAGTGTGTCTGCATCAATATCACTTAAAATTTTATTGTATAATTTAGAGCCCGTTATACGCTGAACCGAAATATCTTGTCCGGTTCTTACTGCATTTTTTAGCAATTCCGTATCCACAGACTCATTTAGATCTGTGAATTGACGTAATTTAGCTTCTGATATAATTAAGGTTGTAGTCATTATACTAAAGGTATTTCGGTTACGGTTTGATTAGAACTTGCATCTGCTTCTTTATCAGCTTGCTCAATTTCAGCTTCTAATACAGAATCATCACCTACTTCAGCATCAATAGAAGTTACAACATCAGTTTCTTCTTCACCATCAGTGAATAATTTTAATTGTTGAACACCTAAAGTAATATCTAGTTCTGGGTGCATTTCTTCAATTAAAGTTTCAAATACAGCTAAAATATCTTGTTGGTAAGGACGAATTACAGTATTTACTAATAATAAGTAGGCATCTACTACTTCGGTTCTACCACCTAATTGCCCTTCAGTTTTAATACCCAAAATCATTGGGCTAGTAATTCTATGTGCTGTAAGAATACGTTGTACAACCATATCATTAATAGTTGTGTAATATCCATCTGCACCGTTCTGTGGAATAGGAGTAATCACAGGTGCGTTTTCTGGAGAATCAACATCCATATACAACATATTACCTGCGTTATTCGTGCCAGAATACTGTAATTGAAGCATTCGCTCTATTGCTTCACGTTCTTCATCGTTTGCATTAGTAAACGTTGTTATAGACAATGAAGGAGCGAGTCCATTTTTAATGTTATTTACGTGGAAGTTAGATACTTCAATATCCAATTCTACATCACGTAATGCCCCTACATAATCAGGTAGAGGGTAATATTTTTGTCCTGGTCTGTAAGGATTATAAACAAAGATTTGTTTAGGTTCCTCCATGTTTCTTTCAGGAGAATAAACTGGTAAATAAGGTAAGCTATCTAGTGGTGCTTGTCCGTAACGATACTTTTCAGCCCATTCGTCACTAATGTAGTAACCAGGAATCTCACCTCTATAATTTTTTTCTTTGGCACGTAACCAACTGAAATCAATATGGTAAATATCAGCTATTTTAGTACGTGATTTATTCCAGATAATTTCTAAAGAAAATCCACCATACAACTTATAATCTGTTGCTACTTTTTTAAATACGTCATTCCAAGATTCTCCTGAAGAGTTTATACGATCTAAAACCCATTCTGGGTCTGCTGTTAAACCTTCACCTACAATGCCGTCCACAATAGCGTTAATACAGGTATTGTGAATAGAACTGTTATTATATAGTTCGATTAGATCGTTAGGGAATGCGTTGTAATCACCAAATTTAACGTATTCACTACCTCTTTTATCTTCTAGGATTTGAATACGCCCACTAAATTCCTTATTAATTTGGCTAAATTTAATCTTCTTATTATCCATTGTATGTTGTATAAGTACCGTTTTCGTCTGGCGATACGTATTGAGTTATACTACTTTCATTGCTGCCTGATACGTAAGCTCTATCTTCATATAGGAATGCTCTTCTTTGAAGGATAGCACCTGAATCCCAGGTAATGTCTGCTGATAACCAAGTAATAGCTGCATCATTCCATTTTAATTCCTCTTCTTTAGTACCTTCGTATAACCTAACATCATATTGACCAGATGGAGTTGGTAATGTACTACCTGAGACTGTAAATGTCAACCAATTTCTATACTGATTTGTAGTAGATAAAGGAGTTCCTTCAACTACAGTTGTAGACATATCGTATGATTGGGTGAAATCAAGGATAAGTTCATCATAACTCCCTGTATAATTGGGGTCAAGATAAACTGCTAAAGTATTTGTTGTCTCTGAATAATTAAACTGTAGCATATTCTTTATAATATTAGGTTAGGGGTCACGCATAGCGCAACCCCTTTCCTAAATTGATTATTATCCTAAAGTAATACCGCTAAGGGCACTAGCTAAAGTTCCTGCTGATCCTGAAATTTCAGAAGCAGGGTTTGGTTCTTGACCTGTGAAGGTTAAAGAGTAGCCTGATAAGTCTCCAAAAGCAGTACCAGTTTGTCCTGTTCCAATAACTGCATACCTCTGTCTTCACCTAACAACCAGTAACGACCTACGCCGTCAACTGTTCCGTTGTTGGTTTCAACAATAACTTTTAGATTTGGATTTTGTGCTAATACTTTAACTTGATTACGAGTAGATGATTGTAACTTGAAGAATACTGCGTTAACAGTTTGTTCATAGAATACAGTTCCATTTTCAGGAGTTGCTGTAATCGCCTCAGTGAAATCACTGGTTTGACGGAACAACTCGAACTTATAGAACTCACCACTACCTGAAATAGTTGAAATTAACCCTTCACTAGCATCTACGACGCTATCAATAGAACCAGATAAGATGTAAAGGTTAGCAATACCGCCGGTATTGTCTCTACAACCTAAAGTAAATCCTGATGTAATATCACATGTTGACATAATTTTCTGGTTTTATTTGATATTGGAGGGGCTGTTACACCCCTCCTTTACCATTGGGTTAATTATTAGGCTTGGTCGTTAGATACCCAGAACTCAGGATATGCTACGTTAACACCAAGTTTAGTTGAGATTCTGTGCTTCAACTGATCAGTGTTGATGTCATACCAAAGTTGGAACTCAGAGAAATCGCTCATCAAGTCAGTACCAGCAACGATTTGCTTGGCTGGGCCTAATACGATACGATTTGAACCTTGAAGACCTACTGTACCAACAACTTTGATGTTTTGGAATGGGTAAGCCATTTCCAAGATACCAGATCTGTTAGAGATTGCGTTTGGATCAAAGTAGAAAGAGTTAGCAGAGCGGATGTTAGATACGAACTGACGGAACTTAGAAACACTCATGAAGAATGTCAAGTCATCACGATCAGCAACGTCAGAAGACAATTTTTCGATCATGCTATCCAAGTTAGCCAATGTAGCATCAGCTGAACCAGTTACTTGAACACCTGTAGTTGAACCTGAGATGATCAATTTCAAACCGTCACCAGTACAAGTACCGTCAACGCCTGAACCACCACCAGCAGAGCCAGAAACAGCTTGCCACAAGTATTGGTCGTTAGCTTTTTGGAATTGGTTTACCAACAACTCAGAGTAGTTAGTTGCCAATGCGAATGTTTCGTTGTATGAACCTCTTTCAAGAGCTGCGATGCCCAAGTAAGTGCGATCCATATCTTTCAAACAGATGCCGTCGAATGAAGTACGAGGACATACTGTAATGTTACGTTGTGAGAAAGCCAATGAACCAGAAGGAGTAGAAACACAAGTACCGTTTTGCAATACTAAGTCTACCTCCATAAGGTTGATAGGCTCTTGGAATTTAATTCCGTCTTTGATGGTGATGTACTCCATAGTAGAGCCACCGTAAACCATCTTAGCGATTAATTCTCCGGCTACTTCATTGTTGAAGTCACTTAGAGCCGTAAGATCAAGTCCTGTTGCCATGATTTAATTATTTTTTAGATTTAAGTTGTGCCATTGCGGCTTTAATACGATCTGCGTTTCTCGCAGTTTCTACATTAAATGTGGAAAATTTAGCTTTTGGAGCTGGAGTAGATGTCATCTTAGTAGATTCAGCAGCAGGTGCATCATACACTTTAGCTACTTTGTCTTCTAATTCAGCCATTTTTTCTTTCATTTTCCCCATTTCTTCTTTGAGTGCGTCAGCAATTTCAGCTACGATTTCAGCTACAGATACTTCAGGTTCCATTTCCATTTCCTCTTCAGCTACTGC